AGGTGCCGTATCATTAGTCGCTGAAAGAATACAAGACATTGTTGGTGCAATGGTTGGTAGTAATACTGAAACTAGAATTACGGTAACTTATGATGACTCAGCTGCAACATTAAATTTTGTTGTAGATAATGACTTATCTAATTATGACAATACATCATCAGGTTTTGCAACTAAAACAGGAACAGAAACATTAACAAACAAGACTATTAATAGTCCTAAGATCAACGAAGATGTAGCTGTCACAGCAACTGCAACAGAAATCAACTTATTAGATGGTGTCACAGCAACAACTGCTGAATTAAATCATACAGACGGCGTGACTGATAATATACAGACACAATTAGACACTAAATCAACTAGGTCTCAATCTATCGCATTTTCACTTGCTCTTGGTTAATATTATAAATATACCAGTAAAGATAAGGGATTATTATGGCAACGCCAGCAAGTAGATCACAATTAAAAGAATACGCATTAAGAAACTTAGGAAAGCCAGTCATTGAAATAAATGTTGATGACGCACAATTAGAAGATAGATTAGATGAGGCTTTACAATATTTCGCACAATATCACTATGATGGTGTAGAAAGAGTTTACTTAAAATACAAACTAACATCGGCAGATTTATTAAGACTTAAATCACCTGGTGGTGACTCAACGGTTACGGCCTCTGCTGGTGGAAGAACAACGTCATATACAGAGGCAAATAACTGGATCGCTGTACCTGATTCTGTACTTGCTGTCAATAGAATATTTCCTTTATCTGATAAACACAGCAACAATATGTTTGATATAAGGTATCAATTAAGGTTAAATGACCTTTATGATTTTTCTTCTACTTCTATAATTCATTATGACATGGTTTTAAGACATTTAGATTTTTTAGATCACATACTAGTAGGTGAAAAACCTATTAGATTTAATCAACACAATAATAAACTCTATGTAGATATGGACTGGAATAATGATATTGATGTTGATGAGTTTTTAATTATTGAATGTTATAGAAAGTTAGACCCAACACAAATGACAGATGTTTTTAATGATATATTTTTAAAAAGATATGTGACTGCTCTATTCAAAAAACAATGGGGCGCTAACTTATCTAAATTCAATGGTGTGGCTATGATTGGTGGTGTGACATTAAATGGTCAACAAATATACCAAGAAGCATTACAAGATGTTCAGAAACTAGAAGAAGACATTAGAGGCACTTACGAAACACCTGTATCGTACATGATAGGATAATGAAATGGCAGTTAATCACTACTTTCAAGGTGGCGATGGAATCGGTAATGACGCCGAAAAAACTCTACACGAAAATTTAATCATTGAGGGTCTAAAGATTTATGGCCATGATGTTTATTATCTACCTAGAACATTAGTTAACCAAGACTTAATACTTGGTGAAGATGTTGCTTCAAAATTCAATTCATCATATCTATTAGAAATGTACTTTGAAACTACGGAAGGGTTTCAAGGTGAAAGAGAATTAATCTCTAAATTTGGTTTAGAGATAAGAGATGATACAACATTTACGGTATCGAAAAGAAGATGGGATGACGCAGTAGGAGATCAGGCTACTTTAATTAAATCAGGCAGACCAAATGAGGGTGACTTGATTTATTTCCCAATGATGAAGTCTTACTTTGAGATTCAATTTGTTGAAGACCAAGAGCCATTTTATCAACTAGGAAACTTACCTGTTTATAAATTAAGATGTACTAGATTTGAATATAGTAGTGAAAGAATTGATACAAATGTTTCAGAGATTAATAAAGTAGAAGATGATAAGTCACTTGATCTGTTAGCACATCAAGTAAGTTTAGAAAATGAAGATGGTGCTTTACTATTAGAAGGTGATGAGATAAATTATTTAATACTAGAAACGTATGACCAACAAACACAACAACCTTACGCAGATAACTCAACTTTTGAATCAGACGCAGGTTTTGGTACAACAAGTACAGCAGATGATATACTAGACTTTACAGAAAGAAACCCGTTTGGTGAGGTAGATGAAGGATTCTAATGGACAGAGATAGAACAAAACAATTAACAGAGCATACTAAAAAAATTAACATCAAAAAACAAGAGATGTTATTAAATAAAAATTTAAGAAAAGAAGTAGAAATAGGTGCAAACGGCACACAAAAATATGTAATTAAATCTGGTGTTAATAAAGGAAAAGTATTATAATGTTAGGTGATTATTTTTACCACGAAAGTTTAAGAAAGATTATTATTGCCTTTGGCACTATCTTTAATAATATTCATATTCATAGAAAAGATAGTAATGGTAATGTTGTACAATCTTTAAAAGTGCCTCTTGCATACTCACCTAAAGAAAAGTTTATTGCAAGATTAGATCAACAACCAGATTTGGTACAAGATAGAAGAGTCGCTGTGACTTTGCCTAGAATGGGTTTTGAGATTGCAGGATTAAACTATGATCCTAGTAGAAAACTAAACAGAATGGGTCAGATAAAAAAAGTAAGATCAAGCTCTACTGACGGTAAAGTTATGAATAAACAATTTAATCCTGTACCTTATAATATTAGTATGAATCTATATTCATTTACATCAAGTGCTGAAGGTGGTCTTCAAATTGTAGAACAAATATTACCTTTCTTTCAACCAGACTATACGGTGACTATTAGAGCAATACCTAATATGAATATTGTAAGAGATGTTCCTATTATTTTAAATAGTGTTAATTATGAAGATACATATAGTGGTGACTTTACTACAAGAAGAGCTGTTGTCTATACTTTAAACTTTACTGCTAAAACATATTTGTATGGACCTATATCTCAACAGAAAGTTATTAAGTCAACACAAGCAGATATGTTTACAGATACAGATACTACTTCTAAAAGAGAACAAAGAATTGTTATCACACCTAATCCTACAAGTGCTGATGCTGATGATGATTTTGGTTTTACAACAACAATTACAGAATTTACAGACGGTAAAATTTATAACCCAACAAGTGATAGTGATGAATAATTATGAGCATAGACGATAAAATAAATGAAGCACTAGGTATCTCTACCTCTAAACCAAGTACAAAACAAGTTGTAAAAAAAGAATTTACACCACCTGTTCCTAGATTAGAAGATAAAAATAAAGAAGATGTTGATAATGATTACAAATATAGTAGAGAAAATTATTATAATCTTATTGAAAGAGGACAAGACGCAATACAAGGTATATTAGATATTGCAAATGAAAGTCAACACCCTAGAGCATATGAGGTTGCAGGTAACTTAATTAAACAAGTTGCTGATACGGTTGATAAATTACAAGATTTACAAGGTAAATTAAAATCATTAAAAGATGTTCCTAATAAAACTAATACAAATATTAAACAGGCTTTATTTGTAGGTTCATCTGCTGAATTACATAAAATGCTAAAGAATAAAAATAAGGATGTGCAAAGTGAAGAAGATAAAAGTTTTGAGGGCAAAGACATCACACCCAAACAAACAGACATTTCTGATAAGTGATTTAACATATATAAAGAAAAACCCTTATCCTAATACTTTACCCGAAGATCAAAGAAACACCT